AAGCAATGCTTTGTTTGCATCAACCAATACTTTTGCCCATTCCGGAACATCTACTGTAGGAGCTGGCGGAGGTGTTGGGTCTGCTGGATTTGGAGGTGTTGGAGGTGTTGGTGGCTTCGCTTTTTCCTCTAAAGTCCTAACTCTATCATCCTCACGGGCGATTTCGTCAAAAGAATTAAAGTCGTTGGCTTGGTTTACAACAGCATCCACCGCTGCATCGTCTGCATCGTCTGCTGGCATTGGTGCAAGTTTAGCCGCGATTGCGTCTAGCCTTTTTTGAGATAAGTTCGCCTTAGGAAATAATACCTTAAGTCGTGCCTTAATAGTTTCTGGTTTTACTGCCATGATAATTGTTTTAAATTGTTGATTTATAAAGAACAAATGTAATAAAATTATTTTCTTATTTAGAATGATTCTAAATAATAAATTTAATCATAAAAAAACCACACTATTTCTAATGTGGTTTGAGTGCATCTTGCAAGTTGTTCCTACTTGCCAATCCTCTTGATGCTGATTATGGTTTTACTCTACTTTCCAGCCTTGAAAACTCAATCCAAAACGGGTTACTTGGTTTCGGTCCTGGTATTCATTTCCTCGAACATTCACGCTGACTTTTACTTGCTGGCCAATTTGAAGGTTGTTCAATAAATCACAATTATCCTTGATGAATTCAATTGGTAGTTTTTGCGGATATTCAGCATCCGTTTGTACTACCAAGATTTGCTTTTTCATTTGGTTGGCTCCAATGAGTTCTACTTCACTTTTGAAATATACTTTTCCTAAAATTTCTGCTTTGTCCATTTTACTTTTTATTTGATTTATTATTGTTGTTTAAAAATTTATAAATTTCATCGAATAACCACCCTGTTAAATAGGCTTCTGGTTCATCATTATATCTGTCTGAGCTCATTGCACAATCTAAAAAAATATAGTTTTTCAGATGTACAATTTCGTGAGCAATATTGCTTAAATGATCTGCATCTGTAAAGGCAACTACATAATGTCTATATCCGGGTCCTTTGAGGGTAACCGCTCCAAAATCTTCTAATGACATTGTTTTGTACTTCTTTTCAACAGCTCTTAAATCATCGTCAAGAATCATTGTTAGTTTTCCACAATAAATTGAAATATCAATTGTTTTTGATTTCATATTACATTATTACTTCCCGAGTCTGGTTTTTGTGATTGTACACTTTCTCGATGTTGTACATATACAATTTGATGCTGGCTTGTCGGTCCATCAACATAGGCGCTTGCGCGATTTTGTTTTTTAGCTTTTCGAAGTTGCAAAGGCCTTTCTTTTGTAGTTCCTGAACAGCTCCAATGAGGTTTCTATCTTTTGAGAAACGATACTGGCCAAACAATTCATCTGACAATGTGAGCAAAGCATCTGTTTCATCAAAATAATTACATTCGAAACTACCGCTTTGAAACGTGTCTGTTGATTTTACTTTTGGATTATTGTACATCAACAAATCGATTGACAACTTTATGGCGATTTTGTGTTTGTGCATCACTTCAAGGACTTTCTCATAATCCGTTATTCCAAGTTTGATGTAGCAATTCAGGAAGTCGTTTGGTTTCCATTTCTCGCCACGGCTGTTCAGCTGGGCAATTTGGTTTAATGACAAGGTATTGCAAATAACAAAATACACGGGATTGTTTGTCTTTTTGCTCACTTCGAAACGGTGTTGGCCATCGATGATGTGATAGATGCCATCGTGTTCAGATACTACAATAGGGCAAAAAGGCAGCATATTGAAGCCATTGTTCACATCGTTACAAATCTTGTCGATTTTTGATTGGCTTAGAACTCGGTTTCCGATGATGTTGCCAAAAATTTTGTAATTAGTTGATTGTTGAATTTCCATTTTACTTTTGCTGTTTAATTATACGTTTGCTGGAGGCGTTACCACTACTTTGTTTTCTGCTGCTATTTGAAGTATTTCTGCTTCGCGATCATCTACCAAGTCAATTAATCCAATAGCTGTTTTTTGGCTAACGAATTTACCGGCAACCGCATCTGATAAATAAGTCACCGTTTCGGCAATATCCGATGGCAAGATGGAATTGAACTGAATATCATAATACAATGACTTCCCTTCAGTGGTCATAGTTGTATTAGTTGTTTTTATCACTCCAGAAATGATAATATTCAAACATCTTTCTATAAATGTTCTGGTAGCTGATTGTTTTAAAGAGGCTTTAATATCAGTGGCCAAGAACATTAGTTTGACTGTTTTTTCAGCCACGTTGCCCAATGATTTCAATTTTTCCAAGGATAGGTTAGGAACTCCAGAACCATAAGCAATTGTATCTTCTAGCTTATCTAATTCTAGTTTGTTGCTTTCCGGTGCCGTTGTAGCTTCTAAGAAACGAACGTCACCTTTGATGACTGTTTTTCCATCTTCACCACCTAATTTTATTGGAATATTAAAATGTTTTCCGCTTTCTGACTTCATTGGCATATCTGTAATTTCGCCTTCAGTAACTAAAATAGGATGTCCAGAATAATCATTGGCATCACCTAATTTTGACAACGCTACTTCGTGTCTATCTATGGGAGATTTCACTGTGTACCAAAGCGGTTCATCCTGACTGTCATAAACAATTGGAATCCTGTCGAATCCGTGAGGTAGATTAGTAAACTGAATACCGTCTTTAAAATGAAACATATTAGTTAAATTCCAAATTTGCACATTGGCCACTTCTTTATCACCTTCCTTAGCTTTGTATTCCCACATAAAAAACAGCATATTTCCGTTGGAATCAAAATAAGGTGTCATTGTTCCTTTGGTGTTGTCCAATAATTTAGCGTTAATTTCTTTGGCTGCTGCTTTTATGCCTAATTTAACCAACACTTTACTCAAAAGAGAAGTTTCCCCAGCGTCTACAATATAGAATTGCATTGCTACTTGGGTTTGAGAAAACTTGATGATGGTAGCGTCTAAAAGTTTAGAATCGATACGGTTTACCCTCCATATTTGTTTGATCAACTTAGCCAAATCATTTTCTTCTGAAGGAATTAAAGTGATTGGTTTTCCAATGACAAAAGCCGCCAAGGTTTCGACAATATTCTGGGCGTGGTTGATGTAAATTTTAACCATTTTAGACATTTTTCCAGCTTCAAGAGTTTTATCTAATTGAATCTTTTCTAGTTGGCCTTCTCGTTGGTTTCTATCGAATTCCTTATATTCTTTTACATAGTTTTCGATGTCCGATACTTTCTTGGTGCTTTGGCCTTTGATGGTATCAATGGCTTTTTGTGGCTCTGTTTTTAGTAATTCTAATATTTCTTCCATAGTATTTATTTTTAATAATTGATTTTTTCGATTTGTTCTTTAGTCATTTTATGCACGGTTACACCTTGGCCGTTATGTGCGATGTGGCCATATCTTGCAGCATCCCAAATGTGGTTCCATTTGTCGATGGGTTGGTTTATCTGAATACCACCAATCTCTTTCATTTTATAATTTTGCTGTTCTTTGAGCGCTTGCTTATAAAGATGGTTTTTAATGATGTGGATCTTCTTTTTCTTCATCGAGGTAAGCCAGAACATCACCGATTTTGTTTTGCTGATTTTATAAGCGTGAACAAAACCTTCGTTTTTAAGGCCTCGAACCATTTCGACGGTACCTTTGTTCTCTCCGGTGTATTTATCGGCAGAATCACACGGGATTATGTCATTGGCTGGGTCTATATCTAAACTAAGCATCAGTTCGGCCAATGCTGATGGTGTTTCTATTGGTTCATACGACAACGGCTCAATCCAAATATTATATTCATCTTCGGCATATCGAACCAACGTGTTAGGATCGGTTGTAAACCCAAAGTCATTTGGAAAAATTTTAGCTTTGTCTTCAGGAAATTTATCAATCCAAAACACATTGGGAAATATCAATCCTTTCATTGCACCTCGAAGCCCTAAACCGTATATTTTCCAATAATCTTCGTCAGCTGTACCGTTGGCAATATTCGTTGGATGTGGTGGCGGTTGGTTCGTTTTACTGATAGGTTCAACCTTTCCAGTGGCTTTGTTATAGCATTGAATCAAACTATCTTTTACGATATAAGAACCAGGCTTCCAAGGCTCGGTAATTATGATCTCGTGTTTTTCTTGTGGAGAAATATATTTGTTGTCGTTGAATGTGGTTCTTAGGAAAGCAACGTCCGGACGGGTCAAGGCATTATCAAAAAACCAGTGATCTGTGAATGATGGGTTATAATCTGCCCACCAAAATTTACGGCAACGCATAACAACCTGACTGAAAACCGTTTTTTTGATGAACATTACTTCGTTGAAGAAAGCATAGTCGCAACCTCCACCGTGTTTTCCATCGCCAATAAAATGTATTTTGGATTTGCCTATTTTGAAGCTTTTGACCTCTTCGGCATCGTGGAATTTATTTGGGAGTCCGAAATCATCCAATCTACGCTTGAAATCATCGTAAAGAGTTGTTTTGAATTCGTTATAGGTTTCACGGTAAATGTTGATCGTGCATCCATTTGGTTCGTAATAAAGGCAAAGCCAAATAATGATGTCTACACCGGACCAAGTTTTTCCGGAACGGGAAGAACCTTCAAGGCCGGCACCACGAAAACCAGATACTAATTCTATTTTTCCGTTGACTTCCGCGTATTCCTGACTTGTAATGGCATTATGAAGTAGCTTGTAATTTGGGTTTGAATCTTCATTTAAAACACAAAGCCTGTTTCTTGAAATGTCGATGTCTCTTTCTTTCAAAAGAGTTTCTAATTCCAGTATTTCGGCATCTGTTAGCAATTGTTATTTTTTAAAATCCCTGATTTTCTTTTGCAGTTCCCTGATTTCATCGTTCAAGCTTTCATCGTTCCTGGCATTTATCATATAGCTTTCTCGAAGTTGAATGAGTTCGTTTAGTTTGTCTTGAAGTTCTTGCATATTATCTCTTTCTAAAATTATTTCTTGGTCTTGATATGAATTTGCTTGGTTGTTTTTCGTAAACAAGAGTGTTTTCATTTTCTTGAAAAGACCTCAATTTCAAAGCTTCATCCCTGAAATAATCATTCATCAAAACAATTTTATCCGGAGTGATTTTTTTGAATTCATTTATTGAATCATTTATACTTTTAGTTGCTATTATTGCAGCTTCAAAAGACATATTTAAACTTGTAATAACTGAAGCCATATCTCCAAAATCAGCTCCAATTAATACAACTCTTCCTTTTAATATTTTATGAATCATTTCACGCTTTCCAGCTCTACAATGGCCAATTATAATTATCCCTCTTTCGCTTTCCATCACTTCACTACTTTGATTAATTTATAATAGATCATAAACCTGATTTTATCACGGATTTGTTCTTCGTATTTTCGGCCAAACGCACGCTTGTATTGTTGCATCAATATAAACTGGTCAATGATTTTTTGCCGTTCGATAGGATCTTTCAGGTTGTGTTTCTCTATGATTCTTTTAACCAGTTCTCTTTGGGCACGTTTCCTGATCAAGTATTGAAACCTGATAGATAATTTTCGTTTGATTGATTTTAGGAAGAAGCTCATTTGTTATGGTTTTTGGTTAGTAAAAACAGTTCTTGTACAATCCAGCCAAACCGGTGGTTGGGTTGTTCCAGATACAACTCCAAGCCATATTTTACCGTGAAACAAAAACTTTACTCTGTCCAAAAAAGATGCTTTCCAACACGAAATGCAAGTGCCATCATCTGTTCGGCATACAGGCAAGCTTGAACATTCTTCATCTGTCATTGACTCGGGTTTGCTTAACTCGGTATTTGATTGTTTGAATTTGATTGGTTTCATTTTTACTTTACTTTATTTAATTCATAATCAATTTGTGCGGCGATCAAGGCACCGGCTTTTGTAAGTTCCTTGATGCGGTTTTCTGGGCTTGGTTTGTAGTATAATCTATCCCAAGGCCAAATATTTATAACCGTATTTTTAAAAGAGTCTTTAATTTGCATTGATTCAAATTTAATCCTGTCAAATGTTGGCAACGAATACCAGGCTGCAGCTTTTGCCAATTGTTCATTAGCATATAAATTGTCGTGGGTATAATCATAACCCAATTCTTCAATTTGTCTTTTTCGCTCGATGGCGATTAATTCTACACCTTTGCTCATTTTATGCACGTTTTAAAATTTGTAATGGTTTTTTTAGTCCCAAGGAAATAATCTTCGTATCTCTAGCTTTGGCCGCTTCTCGATCATCATCGAAGCAACCACATAAATAAGTAATGCCTTTGTCTCTTACGGTTGAAACCCATTTGGAATGTTCTCTATCCCAGCGAACGCCAACATATTTTGATACTCTATTGTTTGAAAGCCTGCTTTCTTTAATGAATTTTGTTGCCATTAGAATTGTGTGATTAATGATTCGACAAATACATCCTGGTCTTTGAGCACTATCTTCATCCCATCGTTTTCTTGGGATTCTGCAAAATCAAGGAGTGCGTACCCAATAAGGGTTGGGTCTATGGTTTCAACTCCTTCAACGAAAACACGGCCGTTTACAATTTCTATCATAATTTTTTTTAGTTTTTAATATTGAAAACAAAACAATCTACATCCGTTTTTTATAGAGCAATTTTCTTAACACTTTTAAAAATTGCCTAACGCTACACGATCAGATTTTCTTCAATCCACTCTGGAATAACTCGTAAACCAGCCATCAAATCCTTGAAGCACGTAATGATTTTAACGAGAATTAAAGTCCCGGATGGTTACGTGTGCTGATTTATGCTCTTTCGAGGGTATCAGCTAAATTGTT